TGGTTCAGGCACTTGTCGCCCCACAGGACGGTTCCCTTTACGATCTTAAGGCGCGTCTCGGTGACAGGTTCGCCGCCGCCTTCAGGCGTGACGGTGGCCGACTCAATCTCGACCTGAAACTGGTTCTTGTAGGCATCACCTCCGCCAGCCCCTGCGTATTCGACCCAGCCTTGGTCGAGCGACAGGACGCTGACTCCGTTGGATGTCGCGAAGGTATAACCGACGCCGGGCTGGATGCTCATCAGAGTGAGGTTGCGGTGAGGTAGACCTTGTCATCCCAGCCGTCCCTGGAGAAGCGGATTTCGTAGGACAACTTAACGAGGTCGCCGAAGTCCTCCAGATTGACCTGAGTCATCAGGAGCTGGTAATAGCCGTTTGATGCCACGAAGTTGCTTCCGAAGTATTCAGGAAGCAGGTCGGGTAGCTGACCGATCCAGTTACGGCTGAGCGAGGACGTGCCGATCATCTTCTTGAACTTGGCGACATAGGCCGAAGTCTTCTGGAAATACATGATGCCGGAATACTGCGTAGTGGGCGACAGGTAGTTCGTCTTGCCGTAGAGCGTCTTGTATTGCGGGTCAACGAAACCGATGAAGCGGCCTCCGGTTTCGCGCTCGAAGCAGGCTCCGTTCTGGCCGACGTATGACTTGCCCTTGGTTCCGTCAGGCTTGACGACGGTAGGACCGAGGTCTGATTCCGCGTAAGTGCTGCCAGCGATTACCTCCATGTATCCGGAGGCCATCTGGTAGAAGTTAGGGTGCGCCGTAAGCGGTTCGGAAGACAGGCCGTTTGACGCGGACACCTGGCAGTTGGTATGCTCGCCCTCGTTGATGCTTCCGTCGATGCCGATATAATCGCCGACCACCTTCATGGTCCCGAGGTTGTCGTGGGAGATTGACCACTTGTGGAGTTTCAGTCCGTTATAACCAGCCTCGGCGGTTCCGAACTGCATACCCCTGTAGAACTCGGTGGCCGTCTGCTTATCGACGACGTAGGTAGCCGCGACGGTGATCAGGCCGTATCCGTCATGGCTTTCCTTCCAGCCAGGCTGGAGCTCAGGCAGGAGGAGGTCTTTGCCTTTCTTGATGATTTCAAATCCGTCTGGCATGGTGTTGTGGTCTTTTTGGTTTGGCCGTTATCAACGGCTGGTCTTCGAGAAGTCTGGCGGGTTTCCTCCGCCGGAGCCAGAAGCAATCTGCTGGAGATAAAGGGTCTGCAACTTGGCCTGCTCGAGCTGCTGGGTCATGGCCTCAAGCATCGGGCTAGCGCCGACGCCTACCACGTTGGAGAATCCTTCAGGGGACTTGAAGGTGGTCGGGGCGTTCTGGAGCTTCAGCTCTTCTTCGGCGGCCTTCTTCTGCTCAGGGGTCGTGTTGGCCTCGAACCGTTCAAGGGCGGCCTTCTGGACGAACTCGTAGCCGAAGCCCTTGCCGATGCCCATCTCGCCCATAAGCGCCGCGAAGAAGGCGGCGGGCTTGTTGAGCAGGAAGTCCATCTGGTTCTCATCGACGTAACGCCCGGCGGCTTCGGCGCGTCCGGCGGCGGTGGTGGCCTCCTCTTCCTTCTTGTCGGCCTGCATCTTGACGAAGCGGGCCATGCGCACCTCTCGCTCGGTCGCCACTTTGTTCTCACCGGCGGCGATTTCCTCAAAGCCCTTCTTCGCCTGCTCGCGGGACTTGGCGATGGAGGCGTCGATTTCGTTGATGATCTTGTTGAGGATGACCATCGGTGCGGCCATCGAAAGGAACAGGTCCTTGCCGAAGGACTTGAAGCGGGCCTCGATTCCTTGGATGTTCTTCTCAAGGTTGCTCACGGACTTCTTGACCTTGTCCGTGACCTGTTCGGCGTTGGTGTCGCCGTTGATGCTGAACTTTACGACTTCGCTCATTTTTGTTTTTCGAGTTCTTTGATTAGGTCTTCGTCCTCGGTGGTGAGGACTTTCAGCTCGGCGCCCTTGCTGATCGCGAAGGCGGAGTTAAGCCAGATGGCCTGACACTCGGGCATCGTCCACGCGCGCTCTTCTGACACGCCATGGCTCATCAGGCTGCAGACCACAGTAAGCGGCCAAGGGATGCCGGACGACTCGGAGGCTTTGGCCTTCTTCTCCCAGAACTTAGGCCAGGCGTGGACAAGGACGAACTCCGAGAAGCGGTCAATCTGCTCGGCAAAGTAGTCGCGGTTCCCGGTCATCTTGGCGATGTGCCAGGAGTCCTTCCATGTCATCTTGTCGAGGCGCTCACCGGAGCAGATCTTCACGGCCACCAGCAGGTCGATGGGTCGGACTTCTTTCCCGGGCTGGACGAAAGGGCTTTCGGCTGCTTCCAGCTGCACACGGTGAAGCAGGCAGAAAGGGGAAACAAAACGGCCCAGGAGCTTGGTCATCCCTGGGTCCGTGAAAGCGGATGTGAACCGCTTATCCATGATGTTAGAAGCTGATGGCCTCGTATCCGACGGCGGTGACGGTGACGGCGGAGTAGCCGCGGTTCGAGCCCTTGTCGCTGACCTTGGTCACCCAGCCCGAGAATGTGGTCGAAGCAGAGCCAGCCGTGTAGGAAGAAGCGGTATTGACCGTCAAGGTGAAGTCGGCCCCGAGCTGAGGGATGGCAGAGGAAAGTACGATAAGGTCCACGCTGATCTGCGTCTTGCGATCGTCGCCGCGCCAAGAAACGGTCTTGCCGGTTTCATCGACGATGGTCGCTTCGCTGGCGAACTCGCCGTCATTCGTGTAACCTTGGACGACGGCATTGGAGACGGAAGCACCGGGCAGACCCCAGATGGCAGTAACCCCCTTGACGATTGCAGCGCACATATACCTATTGTTTCCGAGGGAAGGTTAGCCTTCCGGGTTCACGACCACCAGGACATCGTAGACCATGACGGACGCCCAGGAGCGCTCGTTGACACCCTCGTCTTCCGACAGGGGGGTGACGTCATAGCAGTGGGCGTCGCCCTGCGCGGTGAAGGCGGCCTGAATGGCCTCCACGTCCTGCATGGCCCCGGCGATGGCGGCACATCGGGCGCGGTGATCCGTGAGGGTCACGTCATCGGCGGAGTCGAACAGGGTCACGCGGACCGAGCAGGAGTAGTTCCCGAGGCCGTCAGGGAAGTCGTTGGGCAGGCGGGCCGAGTCGCAAAGGACGATGGCCTTCGGCAGCACGTTGGTATCCGTGCCGTCCCCGGTGTAGATGTTGACCCCAGTCAGTTCGACCTGGGCGGAGAGGTAGGAGGCCAGGGCGGCTTCCACGATATGGCGTGCGGATTTGGTTCCCATAAAGTTATTTCTTACGATTGTTAGCCTGCTTGATGGTTTTCTCAAGCCTTGCCAGCACGGCGGCGCGCATTTGTTTCACGCGGTTTCCGTAGACGATGTTCTCGGTTCCTGATTCGGCGGCGACGTTGTTGACGTTGCCGATCAGGTTCATGACCGTCATGGCAACACGGCCCGAGCCTCGGCTTGCGCTGAACACGCCCTGCGAAGACCGCTTGTTCGCATCGACCCATGGGGCGTTGTAAGTTCCGAAGTTACGCTCGACGCCTTTCTTGTTCACAGGCTTAGGGACCTGCTCCATCGCGGCGGCCCATCCGGCCTTGACGCGACCGACCTTATATTGGCGTTTGGCGATGTAGGCGTTCAGCACATCGGTGGATTCGGCGAAGTATTGCGGGCCGATGTATCGGGTGAACTTGGGCCACCTGCCGCCGACGGCGGACTTGGCCTTATCGTGGACCGAGCGCAGGTCAGTGGCTAGGCCGACCACCTTGTTGCCTCGTCCGACCAGGCTGGTCTTGCTGAGGTAGTTCTTGGCCTTGGACATGGCCCGCTGCCAGTTGGTGTCCTCCATGATCTTGCGCATGACCGGGGACAGGCTTTCAATCTTCGACTCGGTCACGTTGCTGTGAATCTGGAAGAAAGACTGCGTATCGTTGCCTTTGACCGCGTTGATGACGTTACGAAGGAATACCGTCCTTCCCTTGATGGGCTGGTCCTGAGGGATAAAGATTCGTTTGATGTCATTCCCGGTCTTGTTCATGCCCGCCTTATGGGCGGCTACGCTCAGGCCACGGCCCCCGCCCTTGGGCATCGGGGGGGTGAAGGTCATGGCGTCGCGGCACATCAGCCTGATTTGCTCCCGGGTAATCATCTCCGTGTCACCCTTGACCTCTTCGGCAAAGTGACGGAGCGCCGCGTTGAAGTCCGCAAGGCTGGCCGGGTCGATGGCTGACTTCTTCGCCATTACTGGTTATCGTCGATGCACTGCAGCTCGATGACCGCCGAAGCCTGCTTGTAGGACTGGGCCTTTACCCGCAGGACTTGGCCGTTGACCGTCAGTTTCTTGCCCGGGGCTAGGGAGGCGATAGGAGCCCCAGAGGCCAAGGTGGCGACCTGACCCCCTACCCGCCCATCAGAAGCCGTCCAAGGGGCCGTAGCGGCGGCGAAACGCACCGTCCACATCTTCTCCTCAGTGAAGCCCCCAGCGTCGAAGCGGGGGGTGTTCATCGGGGA